TATCAGCCCATGTTTTTCCAACTTTATAATCACAGTCTAATTCACACTTCATCTTCAGTGTCTTTGTTGTCTGTGTCATTGCCTCCTTTGTTAGCCTACAAAATCTTTCTATGTCAGGGATAGCTACTTCAAACTGATACTCATCATGTATCGAAGCAACTAACCTCGCATCTAACTTAGCTTTAATGACTCGTTCCATGATATGAACGAGCCACTGCTTACATACTATAGCACCAGCACCCTGAAGTAAAGTGTTAAGTGCTGCATGTTCTGATCTAATGTGTAGAAGCCTACCATCTAAAGCTTTTATTGTACCACCAGCAGATTCTTTACTGACCAGCATCCTAAGATGTTTAAGGGCTGGCATGTTATTCAAGAACCTAGTTATCAACTGTTGTCCATGCTTGGCTGTACCACCCACTACCTTACCAATCTTTGCTGCACCAGCCCCATAAAGAAAAGCATAGATAAATGTCTTGGCTTGATCCCTTGTCTTAAGCCCTGCTCTTTCTTGGTTAGCTGTATGTACGTCACCCGTCAATACAATGTTGGTATACTCAGGGTCATTCATGTAGTGTGCCAAGCATCTTAGTTCAAGACCACTGGCATCTACACCTACCAAGCGATGCTTAGATACATCATCAACTGTCCATAGTCCTCGGCATTCTCTACCGTAAGGGCTATAGACAGCGGGAACTTGTGCCATATTAGGAACTGCATGTGCCATCCTTCCAGTTATAGTACGAAGCGTCATCACACTACCACGTACACGATTATCTTCTTGACATGCCATGATCCAAGACTTTAGTAGACCAGTGCGTTTCTGCAATAGAAAATATCTATTAAACATCTTGGCTTCAGGTAACTTAATCTTAGACAAGACTGCTTCATTAATAATTACATTACCTTTCTCAGTCATCTGAGTAGGCTTCCACCCTTTAGCTTGTAGTCTATCAGCTATCTGCTTACGACTTGCTATATTGAAGGGTATGTATTTAGTCTTAGTCTTTAGTACTACTTCAGTTGGTTCAAAGTCTTCTTCTGCCTTACGCTCCAGTGTAGACAGTTCATCTTGTAACTGAGCCTGTAAGATCATGGCTTCTTTTATTTTAAAAGCGAAGCCATTCTTCTGCTGCTTATCTATGATAGCCCTGACTTTACACTCTAGCTCGTAAGCTTTAGGCTTGAACGGTTTACCTTCTACCTCTAACTTCTGTGCTACAAGACGTGTTACTTCTGTGTCACGTTTACAATACTCCAGCATCTCAGGTGAGTAGTGTGCAAAGTCATGGAAGTCACCCTTCTCAAAGCCAAGGGTCTTACCCCAAGCTTCAAGAGAGTGACCACCATCACGTATAGGATTATAAAGCTGTGACTCAATTAGAGTATCACGTATCTGACTAAGTTTTATATTACATCCAAGTAAACGATTCAGGGCAGGAGCGTCGAAGCTGATACCATTGTGCATAATAAAGGTATCAATTTGCTGCGACCAACTAGCAAACTCCGAACACTCCTGCCCTACCCACGCCTTAACCTTATTAGTTTTATAACTTCTTGCTACGATACAATGTATCTTTGTTGCATTTAAACTATCTGTTTCAATATCAACTATAGCTGTTGTCATTATACCTTAATGAGACAAGCATCCTCCACTGGTATATGAAAGAACTTCTCACCCTCTCTGATGTTTCGATTAGATACCTCTTTGACTTCACAGTCAACTAAAATATTAGCATCAATATGCCATGCCTGTTTGCAATCGCTACGCCACACTATAAATGTAAAGAGTGCATCAGGATATTCTTTTTTCCACCTAAGTAACAAGCGGTTCTTGCGGTAAGGGATACGTACTTCTTTCCAACTAGGATTCCACTCACCCTTCCAAGAATACTTAATCTCTACTTCATAGAGGTGATGAATACTTTCTGTAGCTTTGCAGATAATATCAAAGTCTTTCCTCTCTGTAGTATCAATAGTTGTATAGTTCATATCTTTAATATACTTCAAGGTAGCTTTCTTGGCATCTCTGTCAGCTACCTCATACAAAGCTTTATCAAATTGCTTGCGTTTACCCATATCACTCATTTTATTTTCCTTTAATGTTGTGAAGTAAACCCTCGCCTCAAAGAGGCGGTGAGGGTTTACTGATACTTTACCCTTCATTCTCCGCAAAAGGATTATTAATCTGCGTCATCCTACCAGTTACTTTATCATAATGCAAGTAGCAAGCAACACCAGTGTCACCAGTGTACCTATTCTTTAAGATACGTATTGTGGTAGTATTGGCTGCTTGCTCATCGTCTGCCTGTTGGTTACGTTCCAATGCTATGACTGCATCAGATAGATGTGCAATACTAGCAGACCCACGTAGATGTGATAAGGATACCTCACGGCCATCCTCATGCCCACGATCACCGCTTGGCCGACGTAGGTGGCTTACAAGCAGTAACCCTACATTTGTTTCTTCGACTAGAGAACGCAGCTTAGTCATTAGAATATCAATTGACTTACGTTCATCACCATTGTCTTCCTGACCTGATACTAAGATAGATAGATGATCAAGGATAATCCATTTGGTGCCTAATGCCTTTGCCATGTAACGAACACGGCCTAAGATTTCATCGTTACTTATAGAACCAAAGTGATCAAAGGCAAAGAATCTACCACTACCTATAGTTTTATCTTGCCACTCACGTAATTGTTCTTTGGTATACTGATCACGTACTTCTTTAATATAAAGCCTAGCATTGGCCTCCACTGACATGATATTGAAAGCTGTATTGCGTATGCTTTCTTCCATTGCCAAGATACCGATGTTATCTTTGGTATTCATAAGTAGGTGGTGCATTAGCTCACGCATGATACTGGACTTACCCATACCAGCACCACTGGTGAACGTCACTAACTCACCCGTCCTCATGCCATAAGTCTTATCATTCATCTGTGTCCAAGGGTAGAGACAAGTCTCACAATAACTTTCATCGTAAAGTGTATCGCCTAAATCGTTTAGGTTAATGATGCCAGCAGGTGTGAAAGACTTTGCAGCCCACCACGTATTCATAAAGTCTTCTGACTTACCTACTTTGAGGTATTCATTGGCATCCTTCAAGTCTAAGTGCATGATCTTGCACTTGTTTGGTTCAAAGATTTCAGCTACATCAGCGGCTGCTTGCTTGCCAGCCTTGTCATTGTCAAAGCATAAGACTACTTGATCAAACTGATTGAGGTACTCAAAGGATTGCTTACAGTTAGACACTGCTGATGCTGCACCATTCTTCAGGGAAACGCAAGGCCACTTCGATCCCATCATTTGATAGGCCGACATAGCATCTACCTCACCCTCACAGATGGTAATGAACTTACCCTTCTGTGTAAAAGCTTGTTGACCAAAGAGGCCAGCACTGGTCATCTGTCCTTCGGACCAGAACTTTTTGTTGGCTGTGTCACGTACCTTATTACAGATATGGTTGCCATTCGTATCATAGTACTGATAGACATGGTGTGTTGTCATGGACCCCTTCTTTTTTGTGAGGGTGCCATACTTCTTGGCTGTATCTCTAAGTATCTTGCGATCTGAGATATCATTATACTCAGCCATCTTGCTGGATGTTAGTTCAGTAGGTGACGTAGCCGCTACAGTCTTTTGTATTGGTAATCTAGTAGCCATGGTCGTGACTTCCTTTGGATGTTGATAAGTTTTACAGCTAAAGCAGTAGGTGTGTCCATCATTGTAGTGATGGTTGGCGTCAGAAGAATCACACTTGGGACATGGCCCCTTTCTTCCTTTTTCTTCGGGCTGCATTGGAATATCCTTTTGCAATTGAATAGGTCTCATGGTCGTTTAGTCTTAGCATATAGCACAAGCCCTGCCTGTCGTCAAGCTCTTGTTGTGCTTCACGTCTAGTCCTGTAGCTTTTCAGGATGTTACTCTTGTATACTAGGTTATACATCGTCGAAGGTTTCATCCCATAGATTGTTGACAAAATCTTCTTTGTCTTCCATGATTTCATTGATCTCAATGTTGGCTAGTTTCCTAGCTTCTTTAATATCATAACCTTCTTCTTTGTACTGGCGAACAAGTCTTCTCAATAGAGATGATCGTTCTTTCTGCCAAAAATTCTTACTCATTATCTATCATATCTTCTAAAAACTTTTCTACTTCTTCCTCGTTTGTAGGTTCATACCCATTGTCTAACATAGTATACCATAGATCAGCAGGATATCCAAGAGATTTTCTTAGATACTCTTGCTTCTTTTTCCAGTAAGCATAAAAGTTATGTATCTCTGCCGTCATTTAACTCAGCCCATAACTTATTTGGAGTGCTACCCTGCTTTGCAATAGACAATTCTTTTCTAAGTTGTTTATTAGTGTCAGTCAACTCTCTTACTTGTGACTTTAATGTAGCTATATTCTTATGTAGGACAGCCACGTACCCATTATATTCTTCAGTGAACTCTGTCAATTCTAATCTCTCCTTCCTCAAAGACTACACTATCATCAATCCCTAGAGAGTGTAGAAATTGTATAGCTTCTCCTTCAGTATCAAACTTAAGAGGTATGCCAGTAGGTGTTGTTAATAGATCAAAGCAATCAAACTCTTTTATGTTTACACATTCTTCATTAAGAATGTCTTGAACTATTATAAACATTTTAGTTTAAAACTTACGTTTACTGACAAACTTTTGTAAATCTTTTTCAACCCAACTAATTTCTTTTTCAATTACTGTACGTGTCTTGATAAGAAACTTTAGCTTCTCTGAAAAATCAAGACGATCATAGTCAGCAGTGGCTACCAACGTAGGAACGCTTGCAACTTTCTTAATCT